AACGTCCAAGGCCCCGGCGTGTGTTTTGTGTTGGTCATTTGATTGCTCCTTGTTGGGTAAATTAAACGTTTATGGGGTTGTTGCCGATCAGGGCCATGTGTTTGTCAAAACTGGCGAGGGCTTCCGCGCCATCCTCAGCAAAAATTGCACGGACAACATTATGTTCATCGCCGGTCAGGGGGCGGACGATGCTAGCGCCGCATGGTTGATTTGACCACCCTGCGGTGCGCTCAATGCTCCATGATGGGGCCGCGTCACGGTTGATATGGGTCTTACTGCGCATCACAAAGTACAGACCCGTGTTTGATTTTAGGCACAATGCGCCGTCGCCGTAACGTTGGCGGGTGACTGATTTAACTGCCTCTTGTGTGTTGTTGACGGTCATAATCTTGCCTCCAGTTGGTAGGGCGCTGCCCCGTTGTTGATATCCACATTCTGCACATTGCAGAGTTAAGGTCAAGTTAAAATCTGCCCCTTGCAGATATTTTTTTTTCTGTTATCATGTGGCACATGATGACATTTACATATCTTTTGACCCGCAAGGGGTCTATCGGGGAAGTTGCCGACAAGCTCGGGGAAAAGTACAAGACCGTATGGTCTTGGGCGCATCGAAACAGCATACCATCAAGCAAGTGGCTTCGCATCTCTCAGGCGGGCATCGCGACGCTGGATGAGCTTGCCATGGCTACCAATGGCGACAAATAAAACCCGCATCCCGTGGCCGCCAGCGAAGCTCAATCCGAACAAGCGATACGGGCAGCGGTGGCGGGCTGTGCAGGGTACGAAATTAAAATATAATCTCGAAGCTAAAGTATGCTATCAAACCGATGCCATAACCCCGCCTGATGGCTGGTCAGGCGGTATACGGGTCACTTTCCACATGCCGAACAATCGAGGCCGCGATGTGGATAATCTTCTGGCCGCGATCAAAGGGCCGCTGGATCAGCTTTCAAAATTTATCGGCGTCGATGATAAAAATTTTTGGTTTGATAAAATCACAAAAACCTATGACCCCGACCGCGTTGGCTTTGTCGAAATTGAGCTTGTCCTAGGCGATTGAGGCTATCAAACAAGCGATTTAAGCGGCACCACAGCTGGCTCAACGTCCTCGGGCCGGTTATAGGCCCAGACCCTGAAAAACCCATCTGCATTTTTCTGGTAAGTGATCGTGCGCGGTTTTTGGCCGTCCAGCGACAAAAACAAATCGCGGTCCCTCAAACCTTTTTCGTTTTGGGGGTCTTTTTGAACCCAAAACGTAAAATGCCTATGCGTGGTCCTGACCTCGATCCGCCATGTTTCACGGCCTTTTTGGCTTATGCTATCAATCGGGTTCCAACTCAAAACCACATCGGTTTGTTTTATGTGCGGGTCTTTTTTCATGGCCCTAAAGTCCATGATTAGCTTTTCGTTCGGGTCCACGATTTCGCCCTTGCACTCCCGGCAATATCTGGCGGCTATGTCGTTGTCAGCCTCACAATGGGGACAGGGCTTGAACGTCCAGCGGTAGGAACATTGTACATAATCAGCTCCGGCTTTTATCCGGGCTTGGCACCGCCTGCCAAAGTGTGCAGGCACTGGACCAAGATCGCTCAAAAACGGATTGCCTTCGTGATCGATGAAATACCCGTGGGAATCAATTTTATAATCGTGATCGTTTGGCCGCGCGGCAAATTGATTTTCAGCCCCGCATTGGGGGCAAAGGCATTCCAGGGCTGCACCAGATGGTGCCTTCTTGGCCTTGATCTTGGGGTCGAACAAATCCCCATCTGGACAGTGGTTTTCAATGTTTCCGGCATAATCAAGGATTAAACAATCCTGTTTTCCGGGCGATAATCTGAACCCGCGCCCGATGATCTGTTGCAGCAAGGCCACACTCTCCGTGCGGCGCAGAAGGGCTATCAGATCAACATGCGGGGCATCAAAGCCGGTTGTGTAAACCGCGACGTTAACGAGGTATTTGATTTTTTGCGCTTTGAAAGCCTTAACAATCTGATCGCGCTCGCGCTTGGGCGTGTCTCCCGTGACCAACGCGGTTAAACCCGGCGGCATCGAGGCCATAATCTCGTGCGCGTGCTTGACCGTTGCGGCGAAAAGCATGACCCCTTTACGGTCTCGCGCCTGGTTAACGATGTCGCCCACAACCGCGGCGGTTTTTCGGCCATGCCCAACAAAGGCGCGATCCACGGCATCATCATCAAACCGGCCTAGGCGGTTAAGCTGGAGCTGACTTGTGTCGTATGCCGTGGCACAGATTTGCCCGATGATTGGCGGGGTCAAATACCCCTGTGCGATCAATTCCGGGGCCGTGATCCGATAGACGCACGCTTCGAAATACGGGTCTCGGGTTTCCAGCACCGTTTTCCCGTCCGGCCATTGGGCAAAAATATATCCCTCGTTCAAGCGGTACGGTGTGGCGGACAGACCGACCACACGTACAAGCGGGTTTTCAGCCCGTACGGCGTCTATAATGGTTTTTATCGTGGGTGTGATCCCATGGCATTCATCGACAACGATCAGCCCTATGTCAGCGCCAAAGCGGCTTATGCGGTTTTTGATTGTGCCTGGTGTGCCGAAAACCACAGGATGACGTAAGCACTTTTGCCCGGCGGAAGCTGAAAAGATCGACGCCTTTGCGCCTGTGGCAACGTATTTCTCATGATTCTGGACAATCAATTCAGCTTTCGGCGCTGTGCATAGCACGCGCTTTCCGGATAGCCCGTGCACCGTTGCAGCCAAGGCCGCGATGATATGACTCTTTCCCGCACCCGTTGCCGCCTCAATCACACACGGAGCCCGTGACCGCCTGATCCAGTCCATTGCGGCATCGTGTGCGCTTTGTTGATATGGCCGCAACATTAAAAACCTCCCCTTTAAACCTATTCAAAAAGTTTGTTTTGGTGAGGTTTTGGGGGAGGTTCGTCAAACAAACGCGGTTGCTTATAGGCTTCCTCGATCCGGCGGCAAGCAATGTCAAAATATTTCTGGTCAAGCTCGATCCCGATAAACTTTCGGTCCATGTTGACGCACGCCACGCCTGTGGTGCCGCTACCCATGAAGGGATCAAGGATTGTTTGTGCATCTGGAATAAACCCTAAACACCACTGCATAAGCTGGATGGGCTTTTGCGTTGGATGTTTGCGATCTTTTTCCTTCGCCTGTAATCCGTTATTGTTGTAAACGAATTTTTTGGGTGCATTGCCCGGCAGATTGGTCCACGCCAATTCGCCGTCCCCATATGTCGGCATTGTCTGACATTTGTCCCACCATAGCCACTTGCCTTGTGCTGGCAGCAGATCCGAAAAATATTGCCCCCCCCAGATAATCGCTAAGGGCGCAACGGTTGCGCAGGCTAAAATCAGATCAGCATCAGGCCGCGCGGAATCCCACTCGCCTTTATATTCACGGCGAGCAATGGCAGGCCCAAAGCCCCCAAAGCCCCCAAAGCCCTTATCTTGGTTGATCCCATACGGTGGGTCCGTCACAACGGCATCGACTTTGCCAAGCGTAGGCAGCACATCCCGGCAATCCCCCAGATACAACGTACAATCCCCGATTTGTTCTAATCTCATTTCAACACCCAATACTCAGACGGCTTCCCGCGCCATGGTTCGAGGTTCGCGCTGGGAGCCAGATGCTTAACCGCTTCGGCGTATTTTATACCGCCTTCGCGCTTGACCAATGTCAAATTCCGCCCGGCAAATTCAGCGTTTGTGTTTTTGGCAATGGTCGCCATTTCCGCCAATAAGTCTTTCCGGCGGTTGGTCGCGGCCTCGATAGCATCAGTCAAATCGTCGTATTCCTGCACCATCTTGCGGGCTTGTGGTGTGTCGATGATTTTTCGCTTAGGCTCTAAATACTTTTCGGGCTTTTCACGCTCGATCAAATATTCATCGTGAAACGCTTTGAGAATTGGCAGGTTTTCGCGCATCCATAAATCATCTTTTACTATTAACATCGGGCGCGAAGTCTTTATTGACCATTGTTGAAAAGCCCAAGTGCTTAAGTTTGTGCAAACCATTTGAATTTGCATTTGAGCATAATAATGCGGCTGTTCTTCTATGGTCTTAAATTCATTTGGATTTGTTATGGTTCTTTTTCCAAAGGGACACTTGACCTCTATTCCGCACTTAATTGTTTTGTCTGGATTCAGAACCAACCCATCAGGGCTTGCCCCTAACCAATCTTCATAGGTATAAAACCCGCACGGTTGCACGGATAGGCCTGTCTCCAGCTCAAAAGCCGCGATTGCGTTGACCTCGTTCGCGACACCCCATTGTGTGGCGATGTTGCCCTGAAATTCGCGCTCTGCCCCGTGCCATTCGCGCACCATTGCTCGCATGACGTCTTCACGGGTTCGGTTCGGATCAAGGCCAAGCACAGCGCCGCAATCACTGGCGGTTAACCGTCCGCGCCGTGCCGCAAACCACTCGGCGGATCGCTGTTCAACATCCGTGTGCAATTGCGTGTTTTCGTGGTTTTGGTTTTCGGTTTTCATTGTTTCACCAGATTTTAAGCAAGAGGGGACGCGGCCCGATTCTCATTAAACCGCGCCCCCTTTCAACCACCATGGTTGATCTCAGACTTATGGTTAATCTTATTTTTCTTAAGCCGATTTAGGATGGTTTAACCCGTCTTAAAACGGGATTTCGTCGTCAAGTTCCGGTTTTTTGGGTGCAGCGGCTGGCGCGGTGGATACTGTGCCTTTTTCGCGTGGCATCACCGCAGCAATCCAGTTGCCCTCTCTCTTGCCGCCTTCTGGCGCGTCCATCGACCACACCATAAGTTTCGCCAGCATCGGCTTGTTTGTCAGTGCGGCCATAAGGTCAGGGTCCATGGGTTCGTATGTCA